ATCATGCTAAGTCATAAAGAGGGAAGTAAACTGCACGATAAGATAGCAGGTGCGTACAGTCACAGCATAGATATGATGGAGGATATGGGGGAGTACAACGCTGCTCTTCTTAACGGTGCTAGGCAGTTCCTGAAAGATAACAATGTTACTATGGACAGCGGTGTAGGTACTCCTTTGGAAGCATTAGATCATCAATTAAAAGCGTTACCATTTGAAGAAGAAGAACATCGAGATACCACCCAAGCTACGGGACTTTAGAAACTTTCTATACCTAGTTTGGAAACACTTAAATCTTCCTGATCCTACCGAGCTACAGTACGACATAGCGGAGTACCTGCAACACGGTCCGAAGCGGTCTGTTATCATGGCGTTCCGGGGGGTAGGTAAGTCTTGGATAACATCAGCCTTTGTAGTACATCAGCTACTGCTGGACCCATCTAAGAACATACTTGTTGTATCTGCATCTAAGAATAGATCGGATGACTTCTCTACCTTTACCCTTCGTATCATCCAAGAGATTCCTATACTACAAGGATTAAAGCCGTCAGAGAACCAACGATTCAGTAAGATAGCCTTTGATGTAGGACCAGCTCCAGCATCTCACGCTCCCTCTGTTAAGTCCCTTGGTATATCGTCACAGCTCACCGGGTCCCGTGCAGACATCATCGTAGCGGACGACGTAGAGGTAGCTAATAACAGTGCTACTCAAGGAATGAGGGATAAGCTGGATGAACAAGTAAAAGAGTTCGACGCTATCGTTAAACCACTTGACTCCTCCCGTATCATCTTTCTTGGTACTCCACAGTGTGAGGACTCTATCTATAACAAACTGCGAGAGAGGGGCTACAAGAGCCGTATATGGCCTTCAGAGTATCCAGACGATACAGAGGCTACTAACAACTACGGAGGCGATCTAGCACCCCTTATAGCGGATAACATAGCTCCTGATACAGTAGGTACTTCTACAGAACCCTTACGGTTTACAGACTTAGACCTCGAGGAACGTAAGATGAGCTACGGTCGTACTGGGTACGCCTTACAGTTCATGTTGAATCCGAAGCTAAGCGATGCTGATCGATACCCACTAAAGATAAACGATTTGATAATATCTGATGTAGATGTAGACCTAGCTCCTGAAAAGATTGTGTGGTCCAGTGACCCTGATAACACAGATAGAGAACTACCTAATGTAGGATTAGCAGGGGATCGATTCAGGCGTCCCTCTTCAACTGTTGGGGATATGATACCGTATACTGGCTCTGTGTTATCTATCGACCCATCAGGACGGGGTAAGGACGAGACAGGGTACGCTGTGGTAAAGATGCTTAACGGACAACTGTACGTACCTGATGCGGGTGGTATACGGGGAGGATACGACGAGAAGACCCTTAAACAGCTGGTAGCTATAGCAAAGGATAACAAAGTTAATATCGTTGTTATAGAGTCTAACTTTGGAGACGGTATGTTCATGGAGCTGATTAAACCGTTGTTTCGTACCACTTACCCTGTAACTATAGAAGAAGTACGTCATAACAAACAAAAGGAACTTCGTATCGTTGATGTAATGGAACCTGTACTTAACGCTCATCGTCTGGTTGTAGATCCTTCTGTTATAACAAATGATTACAGATCAGCTCTTAGCTATCCTATAGAACAACAAACTAGATATATGTTAATGTATCAGCTATCACGGATAACAAGAGATAAAGGATCACTGGTACATGATGACCGTCTTGACGCTCTATCAATCGCTGTTGGTTATTGGACGCAGCAGATGGCTGCTAACGCTGACCAATCGATGGTTGATAGACAACAAGAACTACTACATAAAGAACTACAAGACTTCACTGATAGCTTCCATAAGCGTAATAACAAAGCTGTAGCTGTCACTTGGATGTGAGTCGCTAACGCTCCTCATCGCTATTGCTCGCTTCGCTCATCAATAGCTCTTAATAACAAACCTCTTATCGTTATAACAAAGCTTTAACTGTTATATAAGGTGATGAGGTAGTTAGTTTAAATACACTAATTATAGCTATACCTTGAAATACTAAAGTTAAAGTTTAGATTTACTAGGTCTACGTCTGTAGACACACCTATCCTTAAAAGACCTATTTAAAGATCACGTTATCAATCTGTTAGTATTAGAGGTTATTGCGAAAGAACGGAGTATGAGCAATAATAACAACTGATGTATTGATCTTGATGGAGCTGTAGTATTTGTATTGGTACTCTATGTATCGAAGAGGAATAGGAACTACTACAACAAGCGTCAGCTAATGTAACCTCTGTTGTTGTTGTTGCTTATTGCTTATCTATATTACCTATTAAGAATACCTATCGGTATGGTCGTCTTAAACGTAAGTTATAACGACTATCTAAATCTCATTATTATAACTTTCTCAAGCCGAAGGGACTCTGTCAATACTAAATGAAAAAACATCAGTAAGTAAGAGGGGTACAAGAGGGTGTTAGAATTGTCTGTTAAAACGTCTCGGAAAGAGGTACTATGTTATCGATGAATATCAACGATCAAACAGATACGTTCCAGTACGAACTAGCCAAGCTAGTGTATAGGTTCAAGAGCGAATACGATCTTAACGATTACACCATAGCTGGGTGTCTGGACTTCTGTAAACTGTCAGTACTGACGGAAACAGATGATGTTATATTCACTGGAGAACTAACAACAGAGGACACCGATAATGAAGAAGAAGACACCAACACCGACGACGAAGCTTTCCCCCACTTTTAATCCTGACCTGCCGATCATTCGTATCGTATCTGAGGAAGAAGAGATGCACGTGAAGCTCGGACTGGAGATGGAAGACACAACCCACAAAATGCTTGTTAAATGGGGCAAAGAGGTAGCATCCGATGAGGATTACATCAATATCGCCCTTACGGACGGTATAAAGCATTACATTCATCGTGCCGATGCAACGCATTAACTTCCTTACGGTCGATTAATGCTTCTTATATCAAGCGATAAGTAGCACTTTGCTACAGCTGTTCGAAAGGTTTCGATAGAAAAATCTGAACGGGTAACGCTATATACGCCCGCAAGTTTTTTCCCCGTGTGTACCCGCAAGATTCTTATAGGGGAGGGGATGTTGTTTCGCATAATACATATTATGTCTAATTAGTTTTGTTGACTATCAAGGACTTTGTAAACATTGCCAGTTTGACGCTGATTTTTTTTTCGTTATTGCAAGTAAGTTGCATTAAGAGTTGGCTTATTGAGACGCTATTGAGACGGACTAATTGTTTCCTTATTGCAAGTTGTTTGCATTAGTGTTTTTCTTCTTTTCCGTTCGATTCTCAACTTTGTCTCAATTATGAGATTCAGTCTCAATAAGCAATTGTAGCTCAAGTTATCTTGCTATTAGCTCAAGTTATACAACTATTAGCTAAACTTCAAAGAGTATCGATTCGATAGAAAATAACACCGAAGTATTGACAAGCTTTAGATTTTCGATCAATAGCTTTGCTTATGAATAATAACTTAAACCAATTGTTACACCGCCTCGGCTCGCTCCAGTGCGGTCTCGTGGATGTTTTCGCTAATGATGGCGACTGCATCGAACCTATCAATGATGGCTACGGCTACAAAGCTTTAAAAGATGCTGTCAATGCCGTGGAACTATCTGAAATAATCGTCAGAAATACATCAGGTAAACAAACTGCATGGTTTCTTATTTCTTCGGGAGACGAGGGAATCATCGATCAAAGCGGTCTCAATTATTAATAACACCAAATACCAAAAAGAATGAAAAACTACAAAGAATATATAGACTATTGCCAACGCCTCGCTGAGGATATTAATGACAGCTACTCAGATGATATAGAAGTTACTGAACGCATCCACGAAATAGCTGATGGCTGTCAATATGTTATCTATTACGCTAAGGCATGGGATTTAGTAAATATGATGCGAGAATACAACCATGAGCTATTCAATGAAGCTGTAGAGGAAGTTCAAGACAATGGCTTTGAGTTTGAAGGTGATATAAATGCTCACATAACTTGGATAGCTTTCTTTCTCATTCGCAATGGCATCTATTCAGCCTATCAGCACATTGAATCGGAGGTTGTAGCATAATGAAAAGAGATCACTTAGTAATTTACGACAATACTGATTCCTATACTTTTTGGTTAGGTGATATTAGAGGTGTTGAAACAAAGGAAAGATTTGAGACAACTCAAGATTTAATAGATTACCTAACAACTTGTTTTAAAACTATAAAGACAACTGAAATAATATGAAACAAACTATTAAAGACTACCTTATCAACTTCTTAATCTTAAATATTTGCTTTGGCTCGTGGTGGCTTGTGCTACTGCTTTGCCTTAGTTCCTAATACCTAACCTTACCTATTAGAAAACCAAAATGAATGATAATATCTTAGACAATGAGTCCTTACTTGAAACCACTTACAACTGCCAAACCAAGCTTAGAGGCACGCATGATGAAGAATACCTTTGTTATCTTACCTGTGCAGATGATGGTAAAGGCAATGATTTTACAACAGGCGAGCCTTTGTTAACATTTGAGGAATGGCTTGCAAACTAACCGACTAACCTTACCTGACTATGAATAACTTATCCGACATAAGAAACCTTGAGCAAATAATCGAGGATACAAAGCAAGCTATAATTTACTGGCAAGACGATCCGACATATGTGGACTGGCTTAGAAATGAATTGAGCAAAGCCTATGCAAAACTGAATAAACTGGAGCAATCAATATGTCAGTAACCATCTACCTAACCGACCATAGGGGAAAGCAAATAGCTTTCTTCTATCGAATAGACTCAGAGAGATATTTAACAGCACCACAGCTTATATGGGCTTGCCGTCAACATCCTGAGTACCAAGGCACAGCGGAATCAAAGGAGCATTTCATAGAACAAGCAAAGGATGTTATGCGTGAACTTAACCGATCACCTAAAGTTTGCGATACTTGTGGGTTGACATCTCCTAAAATGGAGGCACAAAGTACCTGTCCGCAATGCTTAATAACCGATAAATAAATACTAAACCAATACCTATGAAAATAAAATTATTCGCATTCAATAAAGACAATGTTACAGGAGTCTCGATTAGAGTACCTAGTAAAATCGAAGAGGAACTAGAAGGCAAGCAAGACACCGATCTTTTCACATCCTTTTGGGTGATTGAAGAGGTTGCGAATCGATTTGATCTTCCATTACCTGACATCAATCCGATCTCTTTTGACTTAACTCTTTACCGGGAAGTTTAATGTTGATAACAATCGGAAAAGTAATCCATTGGAAAGGTGATCGTATTGACATTCTAACCAAGTGTAAAAACCAAAAAGAAGTGAGTTATATGTTTGATCTTTTTAATTGTATGCCT